TTCTTCCACAAGTTTGCGTACTTCATTGGACGAACCATAATATTCTCTCCAATCAGATTCGATACGTGTTCGTACTCTTCTCTTACGTGTTTTAGTGATGGGTAAAGTTTTAGGTTTCCAGAAGTTTTTCTTTCCAATGTACTTCTTGCCTGTATCCAACTCTGTGATGACGTAAACAAATCCTTGGTACTCTTCTGGTGTTATTGCAAATTCTTCATTATCAAAAAGCCACATTTACTTTTCAACTTCTTCTGCTTCTACTCTTCTTCCGCATATCGGACAAAAAATAGGTTTTTCGTATGATGCTACATATGTTGTTTCATCACACTCTTCGCATTCTATTTCGTAATCCTTCAATGATCTCTCTCTTTCTTTTGTCAGATGCTTTGAACCACTCTGCAATTTCTTGAGTGGTTCTTCCACAACCTATACATGTATCATTTTCGACTTTGCATATTTTAACGCAAGGTGAAATAATATTAGAAGTCGATTTCACAGGCGCCACCTGCGCATGCGGCTGCAGCGAGTGTATCAACATCAGTATACTTCTTTTCTGTTATATCTTCTTTCCAATCTATAGTTTTAAGTGTAGATTGTATTTTATTCCACTTATGTAATAAGTAAGCGTCTTTCAAACAATGTTCTGCTAAAACAGCATCAGATCCTAAGTAGTTATCTGCAAACTTATTGAATCTTCTTATCCAATCATTTTTAAGAGCATTCTCAGAAGATTCTAAAGATATGTCATCTCCAAATCCTTTTGCTGTTGCACATGCATCCCATAAGTTATTGAAACATTTAAGAGCATCGACTACCATTCCAGAAGCAAAGACTGCTGCGTTACCATATTTCTTAACCATCTTATCTGCTGTAATAACTGCAGTATTAGGTGCTTGATTGTAGTCTTTGTCTCCAGACATTGCTAAGAAAGATATGCCTGCAAATGAATGTCTGTTCTCGAAAACATATTTTTCAACTTCATCCCAATCGTCGACAATAATAGTATTTGATACGTTATGTCTTATACCTTTGTCTGCACAAAGATCCTCATTAGTCCCTGCTTCAACCCAATGCTTCTGAGCTTTCTTTACAAGTTCTAAATGTTTAATTCCTAATAAGTCGTCTTTATACATTGAACCTTTATTAGGTAAGATGGGAAATGAAACAACAACATCTGTTCCACCTGCTGACCATACTGATTCTTCAACCATGTATGGATTAGTCTTCATGATTGCCTGAGTTATTTCAGATTCTTTATTCATTTGAACGTTTCTAATATACATATCAGAATGTTCAGCGTGTATGCCTGAGGCAGTTTGTAATAATACTGATGCATTTCCACTTGGCTTTACACAAGTTGTTCTTGCAGCTGCATTAATACCTATTATTTTAGAAACCTCACGGTTTACTTCCTTAACGATTTGAGCTCCTTTTTCGAGAATCTTTTCATTGAAAAGTATTTTAGGATTATTCATCCAGCCTGTGATTGAAACTCCAAGTAAAGCTTCTCTATCAAAAATAAGTTTTGAAGTGTCTGTTAGAAACTTGAAGTCTGTGTACCCAGCTTGTAGGGTACCGAGGATAGACGCTGCTCGGCATGCCTTATAAAAGTCCTCCTCGGTATTGCATTTGCCTCCGTTGATCTCAGTTAGGTTACATCCTTGCCAACCTGACTTTTTATTAATTTGAGGATACATTCCAATCTCAACACATGGATTAGTAGTATGCTCTTTTGATTCAACGAACACGAATCCTGGCTCACCAAACTGTTTGACAGATTCCATGATCTTGCCAAATTGTTCTGGTGTAGTCTCATCTCTTACAATGACTGCAGAATTATTAGATCTGCCTCTTTGAGGATTATCCACAAACCAATTGCCTGTTTTAGCATTCATCATTTCTTCATCATCGGGTGAAAAAAGACAAATAGTTGCTGACCTACGCACACCACCAGATAATACAGCATCAGCTGCATGCATGGTGATATCATATGCGTTTATAGGTTTAATATCAATTGGATCTTTGGAATCTATTACAATACCTTGAAGTAAATGTTCTATTTTGTCTAAGGACCTACGAAGTCCTTCTGGACCAGGCGCTTTAAATCCTCCTGATATCAATGCGCCTTTTGGTCTTATTTGTGATAAGTCAAAGAATACTCTACGTCCTTCGTAGTCTGGATATTTTCCACCGCCTACAAAGAATGATGACATTAACACGTCAAGTGCTGATGCCCAACCTTCAATAGAGTCTTCAACAATATAACCTTTTGCTTGTTTAGTTCTATTTTGAATTTTTGGTAATTTTTTAATATGATGTTTTTGAACAGAGAATCCAGCACCGGCACCGCATAATAGAATGTAAAACACTTCACCAAAAAATTCTGGTCTGTTGACATAAGAGGATGTGCAATTATACATTCTCATCTGATGCTTCATTAACTGCTCTCCTCCAAACTGGAGAGCTCGTTGTGCTCCAAGAACTCTTTTCTCTTTATAAGCTTCCCTTGCTTCTTCTAAATACTCTGATAATTCATTATTACTATTCATATAGTTTTTATCGTGCATTTCAATTACACGATCTACTGCCTCATCCCAAGTTTCGTATCTTCCATCGTCTTCTATAAAACGAGAATAGCCTTCATAAAACTTAGTTTGAGACAAAAAATCCCTTGTGTCAACAAATTGTTGCATTTCGTTACCTCTTATCTTTTTTGATTATTGTATCTATTATATATTAAAAACCAGTTTTTGTAAAGGAATTATTTGTTAATTTTTAAAATATATTTTTCAATCATTTGATTTTTGCGTTTACTTTTCTGTGGCCATTCCAAGCAACAAATCCACCTATTCTTAAAGCCCAATATGCTAATTTATTTAGTAAGTGAAATCCATTCTGCTCGATGTTTATGTCACGAAATATTTGATCCGCTTTTTTCTGAGTGATAGTTCCTATAGTTTTCTTTTTATTTTTTTTCAATAATGTTTCATACTTGTATGCAAAGTCATGCACTAATCCACCCATTAATAATACGCCTGTAGGTGATAACCATGTATGTAAGAATTTTGGAATAGATGCACCGTCAAAAGTAAATCCTGCTGGAATAACATACCAATCTCCTTCAATTCTAAAAGCCCAGTCCTCTGCGACTTCCCAATTACGTGTACCCATCAACCACATCCATATCGCTCCCCAAAAACCTTTTCCTGCTGTAGGTATTGCTATAGGTTTTAGTTTTGGCATTTCTTTATATTCAAATCCAATAATAACATCGTCACAATCAACGCCAAACATATTAACTATAAAACCAATGATGATTAATATGCCGACAACGGTGAATTGCCACCATGTGACAAGTTGATCTATTATAAACTCCATCATTTTTTCTCCTCTTTTGGTTTTACTGCTTTCTCATAATATATAATAATTTCTTTTTGTTGATTTAAATATCTTCTTATCTCTGCAATATTAATTGCTAAATTCTCATAATCTTTCATACTCAGCGCAACATAAGCTAATTCGCCATAGACTTCTTTAAAGTCTTTTACAAACTCTTCGTAATTATCCTTTGTGACTACGAATACTCGAGTATCATTGAGTTGGAGTGGTTTTGGTCTCGCTACTACTGGTATCGTTATTTGTTCTATCTTCGTTACCGTCTTTATTTCCGGTTCCATTCTTAGGCTGCTGCAACCAGCTAGGCCTATCAGACTTATTAATATTACCAGTTTCTTCCATGATACCTTGCCACAATTTATAACTTGCGCCATTCATCTTTCCTTCTAAAACTTTTGAATCTTTGAGAGCTTCAACTACTAAATTTAATTTACTTAACTTAGATCGTAATTCATCACGGTATGCTTCAGCTTTTTGTAAATCTTTTTGTAATGTTTTATTTAAATTAGCCATCTTTGTAATATTAGCTTTTAATTCACCAATACTTTTTTCAGATGTTTCAACTGCTACTTTAAGTGTAGCATTGTTTTTTGTAAGAATCGCTATTTTATTTTGAGTAGTGTCATAATAATACTTTGCGCCATAACCCACAACGCCGATCATGCCGATAACAAATATAAGAACGTATAACCTAAGCATGGTTATCTTCTATATATTTCCTAAATCTTTTAAGTAGTACTGGAAATTGATCTTTTTTTCTACGCTTATCATGCATAGTTGTAGTTTTAAGTCGAGGACCCATTGCTGTATCAGCAGGATTCGGTATTGATGCAGTACTTGTTGAAGGTACATCTTCTCCTACATCAAGAGTCTTAGGATAATTTTTATCGCCAGGTCTTAACTTACGTTTTCCTGCAGCTCTTCTTTTTCTTATGTTATCCCATAATGATTCTTTTATATTTTCTTGCATGTTAGCCTCTTCCATAACATCCGTATTTGCGCTTTTGCCAGATTGTTTTATTACTCGTAAAGGATTACCTACTAATGGTTCATATTTTTTAGCAGCCGCTTTTGCTTTTGCTTCTGAACTATGATAACTAAATGTATAACGAGACTTAGGAGCGCTAGGCTGCACTACAACATGTGTGTATGGTTTAACCTTACTTCCTTTTTGTCTACCTGATATTCTCATCTAATTAACTCACTTGCAGTTATGTAAATGTCTTGATTCGTTCTAATATGAGTTGCTTCATATATATCAACACCAAATACATCTCCAACTGGAAAACAGTCTTCTTGTATTCTAATTTGATCTTTAGCCCAAACTAATTCGCTACATGATTTATTAAGTAATTTAGGATTATTAACTCTATAAACTCCTGGTGACAATTGTTTGTTTTCTAATAAGAACCATTCATTGTTCTCATTTAAAAAATCTAATACTTCAATGTCACATTTTTCACAAATTGTTTTTAATCCTTTTTCACTGAGGTTTGCTTTCTCTTTAACGAGATATAGCGCTGACGCAAAAGATCCGAGTTTACTTCCGCCTCCCGGAATTTTGGCAACAA